AACTGGAAGTGGTAAATTATCTATTGCAAATATCGGTGCAAGTGGAACATTAAACGTAGGAAGCACAACAACTGCAACAAAGCGTTTAGAATTAACTGCTGATAATAGTGGTGGTGCTGAAAATAATACTTTGCGATTTGTAAATAGCGATACTACTATTTTAGCAAATGAGGTAATTGGTAAGATTGAATTTTATAGTAATGATATTTCAACTCCGGGTGCAAGTGTTAAGGCATATATTTCATCGGGTGCAACTACTACATCTCCAAATGGTTATTTAGATTTTGCAACCGACCAATTAACTGGAACACCAAGTGTAAGACAAAGAATACAAGCCGATGGTAAGGTATTGTTTGGTACTACTACTGCAACTACTGGAAACTCAAACCTTGTTCAAGTTAATGGGGGTTTAGAGTACAATATAATTCAGCGTGGCTCAAGTGGTACTGCAATTACATTAGGTTTAAATGATAAAGGTAGTTTTTTTGAAACAACTGCTTCGGCTTCAGTAGCAATTACAATACCTACAAACGCTTCGGTTGCTTTCCCTATTGGAACTCAAATTTGGTTTGTTCAAGGTGGTGCTGGTGTACCAACATTTAGTGGGGATACTGGAGTAACATTAAGAACTCGTTCAAGTGTAAGACAACCATTTGCAAGATATGCAGAGGTAAAACTTACAAAAGTTGCAACTGATGAGTGGTACTTAACTGGCGATTTAAAAGCATAACATGAATAACATTATAAGCATAGGATTTTCGGAATACTCAAACCCGAAATTCGCTGAAAAGAAAAACCAAGATTGGATAACGTATGGGGATGACAATAAATACCCATATCATTTACTCAATCTTTTAAATACTTCAGCGAAGCACAACGCTATCGTAAACGGAAAAGCCAACTTTATTGTTGGAAGTGGTTTGCAATGGGAGGATGAGCAATACCAATATCTTGCTGAAAAGGATATTAACAGAGCTGGGGAAAGTATTAACGATATTTTAGCAAAGATTGCTTTAGATTTGGAGGTTTTTGGAGGTTGCTATTTAGAAGTAATTTACAATACATTCAATGAGCCGGTAAGTTTATACCATATTGACTATGCAAAGGTAAGGTCAAATGTAGATAACACCGAGTTTTACATTAGTGAGCAATGGGAAACAAAAGGTAAACCCGATGACATTGTAACTATCAAAGCATACGATGGCGAAAATACGGAAGGCAAAAAGATAATCTATCTTAAAGAGTATAGACCAAACGTAAACACCTATACTTTGCCAAGTTATCAAGGAGCATTGAATTACATTGAGTTAGATGTTGCAGTAAGTGAGTTTCACTTAAATGCAATACACAATGGCATGACTCCATCTAAAATGATTTCATTCAATAATGGAACTCCAAGTGTTGAGGAGCAACGTACTATTGAAAGACAATTAAAAGAGAAGTTTGCAGGAGAGAAGAATGCTGGTAAGTTTATTATCAATTTCAATAATGATCCATCAAAAGCACCAACCGTTTTAGATTTATCAGCATCGGATTTGGACAAACAATTTGATTTGTTAAATAAAACGATACAACAAGAGATTTTTAGTGGACATAGGGTAACATCACCAACATTATTTGGAATCGCTACAGAGGGTGCTTTGGGTAGTAGAAACGAAATTAGAGAAGCATATCAAATATTTCAAAATACTTACATCAATGGAAAGCAAATTTTTATTGAAAGATGGTTAAAATATATTTTAGCACCATTTGGTTACAATACTGACTTTACGATTAAACAAACCGAGCCATTGGCGTTTGAATTTAGTGAAGCAATCATTGCTTCTAATATGACACAAGATGAAATTCGTGAGAAGTTGGGTTTACCTTCTATTGTTCAAGAAAATGTTAAACAAGATATTGTAGATTCAATTAAATCTTTGCCACAAGAAATTGCAGCAAAAGTTATTGAAAATATGACTTCTGAAGAATTGCGTGGATTGATTGGTTTGGGTTCATTAGTTCAAGAAGTTCAACAAAAAGAACAATTTAGTGCAGAAGAAGATGATTTTGCAATTGAAGTATTTAGTGAATTTGGAACACCTAAAAGCGAATTTCAAGTTTTAAAATCAAGAAGGGTTCAATTTGATGAAAATTTTGAACCAATAAAACATCAAGAATTTGCAGATATTGATATTATTATTACTCAAATGCAAAGTGGTATTTTAGATTTAATTCAAAAAAATAAATACATAACTGCAAATGAAATAGCTGAAGCATTGAATGTTGATGCACAAATGGTTGTAGGAGCAATTGCTTCAATGTCATTAAATGGTTTGATAGAATTAAATGAAATTAAAAAAAATGGCGAAGTAATTATTGAAAGAAAATTGACTGATTTGGGTAAATCTCAAAAGAACGCAAGAAAGCCATTAGCAGAAATTAGTATTCGTTATTCATACGAAGTAGATCCTATTTTAGGCCCACCAGTAATTTCAACTACAAGACCTTTTTGTAAAAGATTAATTGGATTGGATAAAGTTTATTCTCGTGCAGAAATAGAACAAATTAGTCAAAGATTAGGTTATTCGGTATGGAAACGTAGAGGTGGATTTTATTATAACAAAATAACAAAAAAAACAACACCTTATTGCAGACATCTTTGGGTTGAACAAGTAATAGTTAAATAAAATGAGCAAGAACGTATTATTTATTTCAGAACAAACATTAAAAGATAGGTCATTATTGCAAGACAATGTTGATCCTAAATTAATAAAACCGACAATCAAGCATTGTCAAGATATGTTCATTGAACCAATTTTAGGAACTGGTTTATATCGTGAATTGCAAGACCAAATTACGAACAACAACGTAACCGTATTAAATGCTAAACTTTTGGACTTGTATATTACCGATTGTTTAAGCTGGTATGTTGCTTCGGAAATGGTCATGAGTTTAGGTTACAAACTAACCAACAAAAACGTATTGCGTAAAACTTCGGAGAATAGTGAAACATCAAGTTTAAACGATTTGTTTTCTTTGATGGAATACTACAAGAACAAAGCAGAATGGTATGCACAACGTACTACCGATTATCTTATTGAGTTTATTACTGACTATCCTTTGTACAACAATCCGGGTAGTGGTGTAGATATTATTCAACCTAATGGTACAAGTTTTCAATCAAGCATTTATTTGGGTGATAGTGCGATTGTAGATTACAAAGATTATGAAGCGATGTATCAAAGCGAAGGTGGTCAAATAGGTAGAGATTATAGAAATTAATGGCAAGAAATTATTCAAATAAAAATGTATGTAAACTTAAAGTTTACTTGCAACAAGTGAAACAAAATGACAATCAATCAAGTAAAAAAGTTACTAAATGATTTGGCCAATGCCCATAAGCAGATTAATGATTATGGCTGGGGCGATGTTTGGGAGTTAGGCGAAAGCAATAGCATAACCTATCCATTGATGTATGCTACTATTGGGCAATCTCAAATTTCGGGTAAAACATTCAATCTTAATATTTCTTTATTGTTCATGGACTTGGTGTTTGGCGATGACAAAAACATTGATGATGTTATCAATGACCAAATGTTAATATGTCAAGATATTATTGCACAATTGAGAAGCGATGATTTTGATTTTACACTGGGTACAAATGTAACCATCAACTTTTTTACCGAGAGATTTAGTGATTTAGTTGCCGGAGTGAGAGCAGATATTTCATTTGCATTGCCATATATTGCCGATAGATGTGCAGTACCAAGCACATATACTTTAACGGATGGGAACTAATGACACAAAAAGAGATGGCTACATTGGAAAGAGTATTTGATGAATTGAGAGAACTCAAGGGAAAGGTGCAAAATATTGAGGATGCTATTTTAGGTAGTGATTACATAGGAGAAGGGATCAAAGAGAAGACCGATAAGAATACAAAGGATATTGAGAAGATAAACCAAAAGTTTAAACATTTTTATTTCTTTTTAGTTGGTGCTGGATTAGCTGGTGGCTATACTTTAGCCGATATTATCAAACGAGTTATTTCGTAACTTATTAACATTCAAAAAATTACTTCTTTTTTGATTTACTTTTGTTTAAACAATTAAACAAAAATGACTATAAACACAAAGGGTAGATTGTTTTTTGATATAGAAACAAGCCCAAACATTGGTTTCTTTTGGCAATCTGGTTATAAATTGCAAGTACCATACTCAAACATTATTAAGGAACGTGCTATCATTTGCATTTGCTACAAGTGGGAAAATGATAAGAAAGTTTATTCATTGAATTGGGATAAAGACCAATGCGATAAACAAATGCTAATTGACTTTATAAAAGTTGCAAACGAAGCCGATGAACTTGTTGGCCATAATGGAGATAAATTTGACTTAACGTGGATACGCACAAGAGCATTATTTCATCGTTTGCCTATGTTTCCACAATACACTACGATTGATACGCTTAAACAAGCCCGTAGTACGTTTAGATTTAATTCTAATCGGTTGGATTACATAGCAAATTTCTTGGGCATAGGTAGCAAGTTAGAAACTGGGTTTGGATTGTGGCGTGATATTGTTTTGAATAACGATAAAAAAGCGTTGGCATCAATGATTAAGTATTGCAAGAATGATGTTGTAATTCTTGAGAAGGTATTTGACCATTTATCAAACTATGTACCACATAAAACACATAGAGGAGTTACGTTATATGATGATAGAAATTCTTGCCCACATTGTGGAAGTAAGCAAATCAACATGAATAAACATCGTACAACTGCAAGTGGAATGAAGAAGGTGCAATACGTTTGTGTTCCTTGTGGCAAGTACCATACCGTATCGCAACAACAATCAAATAGAATATTAATTGAAAGATATAAAGATGAGAGTATTGGAAGCATTGGCTAATGAGATTTCAAGGCAAAAACAAATTGATGCTTTGATGAAATTGAAGCAACAAAAAGAAAAAGAGTTAAAAGAAATTAGAAAGGCATTAAGATTAGTAATTCAAAAGCAAAAATTATGAAAACAACATTTAAATCAATTAAAGAAATTAAAATAGGTGATGTAGCTAAAATCGCTTATAAAGACGAAGATTCTGATTCTGATGATATATTTTTCATTTATGATTCTATTAAAGAAATCAATGTAGATGGGAAATATGTAATAACAGATAAAGGTTATAAAGTATACGGCAACTATGCAAATGATGAATGGTTTAAGATAGTATCTTAAATTAAAGTTGGTAGTCTGAGTTATAGTCCGTTCGTGGAGGTTTTGAATTAAATATTATTGTAGGACAATTTAATTTGCGAATTGCAAAACATCAGTTTGCTTTTTGGAAAAATTATGAACCTATATTTAATTATACTTGGTAATGAGCATAGAAGATAGCTTTATTTATAATTATAAAAGTGCTGAAGAAAAGCACGAGAAAGAAAAAAAGGGTTTTGCGAAGTACGATGCAGATAATAGCAATGCTTCAAGAACTTTTGATACCGGAAGTAAACGTGATGACGATAGTGATAAACCATTGGTAAATCATTTGACTGCATATACTCGTTTACGTTTTGGATATTTGCTTCGTGAAGGTGCAAATAAGTATGGTAAGAATAACTGGCAAAAAGGTCAGCCAACGGAAACTGCATTGGAGAGTTTGCATAGACATTTAGCAAAGTATGAGATTGGAGATAGGAATGAGGATCATTTATCAGCAATCATATTCAATGTGCAATTGATTATGCAAAACGAGGAGAAGGAGGGAATTAAAATAAACGAATACTACAAAGAAAAATAATATGATTTATTCAAGAGATGCTTTAAAAAAGTATGGGCAACCAGCAGAAAAAAATGATTATATGACTTTATGGGATGTGCCAACTCATTTAGAGATTGGTGTAATTCCTAAAAGAATATATTGTAACAAGGATATGATTAAACCTTTAGAACAAGCGTTTACGAATTTAATTAGAACAGGTTATGTCAAAGAACTAAAAACTTGGGATGGCTGCTTTAATATTCGCAAGATGAGAGGATTAACAAGTATGAGTTTACATTCTTGGGGCATTGCAGTTGATTTAAATGCCTTTAGTAATGGACTTGGTAAAGAACCAACATTATCAGCAGGGTTTGTAAAATGCTTTACCGATGCTGGTTTTGATTGGGGTGGCATATGGAAACGTAAAGATGGTATGCACTTTCAGTTGGCTAAATTGTAAATTTATATTTATAAGTATGGAAACATTGAAAAAAATACTCGGATTGCTAAAATCAAATTGGAAAACTACACTTGTTGGAGTATTCTTTTTTGTGTTTGGTGTTGCATACTTTTTTAAGTTAATAGATGCACAAGGTTTAACTATGGTTTGGGGCGCTTTAGGTGGCGTAGGATTTACTATTTCTAAAGATGCGTAGATTTATATCAATTATAATTTTGAGTGCCTTATATGGCCTTATTTTGAGTGGATGTTTTTCTCGTAAAGTAAAGCAAACGGAATACGTTACGATTAAGGATACAATAATTACTCCACCAATCGTAAAGTTGGATACGGTAACTCAATTCAATGATAGAGTTATTTACCTAAAAGATAGCACCAAACAAATGTTTGTTACTATTGAGAGGTTAAAAAATAATTATATTAAAGTAAAGGCAGAATGTGAGCCAAGAAGGATCATAGTACCAGTTACTACAACCATAACAAAGACAAAGGAAGTGATTGTTAAAAACTTGTTTTGGAAGTACATTAGTTTAGGATTAATTTCGTTTATTGTTTTTTTCATAGTTAAAGGCGTTCTGCCTAAAATTTAGTTTTTTGTTTTTTGGTTTGGATGGGTGGTCATTAATTTGGCCACCCATTTTTTGTTTCTAACCAAACTTTTTTTGATTGACTATCAATGAGTTACATAAATTGAAAAAAAATAATTCATTTTTTTGATACAAGGTATTATGTCTTCTATTTATCTTTGGTCAACAAATAAAAACAAAAACTAAAAAATCAAAGTTATGACACAAGTACAATCATTACAATCAAACATCAATGATGCAGAATTAGAATTAAACAGAATGTTAAATTTAATTCCAACTAATGAAATAGAAAAACATCATTTTGCTGGTTCTATTAGACAATGGAAAAAAGAAATAGCTGAATTTAAGCGTTCTTTAAAATTAATAGAAGAAAGAAATAAATAATCAAACTGGGTGGTGTAATAGCCACCCTTTTTTTTAAAGTTATGAAAGTAATAAAAGACAATTCACTTACACCGATAGAATTAGCAAGGCTAAAGTATCGTAGTCTTTACGAAAGGCAACAAATTGCCAAAGCAGAACGCAAAGAGCATTTGCAATTATCAACAAAAAACCTTATATTTAATATCCTAAAAACAATAAACTAAATGAAGCAAGTTTTAATCGTTGCAAATCCTCAAGGAGTAGATGCAACATCGGTAGGATTAGCCGGACAATTAATCCAAGAGAGAAACAACAAAGCATTAATCAGATTTGAAAATGAATTTGGAGAATTTGAAGAGTGGTATTTTGAACCGTATGAATTTGTAGAATTATGAAGAATTTAATAGAAAAACTGGTAGCAATTCAAAGTGAATTGAAAGCACCTAAAGGACAAACAAATAAGTTTGGTGGTTACAAGTATCGTTCATGCGAAGACATTTTAGAAGCAGTTAAACCATTGTTAAAACGTGAAGGATTATATCTTTCCTTAACTGATGAAATAGTATGTCAAGGAACAAGATACTACATTAAAGCAAGTGCAATCATTACAGATGGCGTAGATAGATGGTCGGTAGATGGTTGGGCAAGAGAAGAGGAAACAAAGAAGGGAATGGATGGTAGTCAAATTTCGGGAGCATCAAGTAGTTACTCTCGTAAATATGCGTTATCTGGTTTATTCGGAATAGATAGTGAGAAAGATAGCGATGCCACAAATGATGGTAGCATTCCACAAATGCCAACGGTTAATTTGCAAACTGCAATCTATGATATTGGTTTGGCGAATAGTTTAGATGGATTAAAAACCATTTGGGCAAAGTACCCACAATTCCAAAAGCAACAAGAATTTATTGATGCAAAGGATAAAAAGAAAGGACAATTAAATGGATAATCAAATTTTAACATTAGAGGGGTTGCAGTTGCAATCCCTCAATAAAGAAGCCATAGTGAGCCAAAGTTTGCTGGTTAGGGATAATATCAACGATGGGTATTTAGATGCGTTAGAAGTGCTAATATCAGCCAAGAAAATGCAGGAGTTGGGTAAACAATTAGAGGAGGTTAGTAGACCGATAGCAGAAGATAAAACAAGGTTGCAAAAAGGAGAGGTTTATAAAACTCAATCGGTTGAGGTTGTTGAAAAGACAATAGGATCACGAACTGATTATTCAAATTGCAATGATGAGATTTGGGAAAAATTACAACAAGATTTGAGTGATTTAAAGGAAGCGATTAAACAACGTGAGGCATTCCTAAATGCACTAATAACTCAAACTACAATCGTTACTAATGATGGTGAAATAGTTACGTTAAACCCACCAATCAAGTCTGGTAGGATTGGATTATCATTAACAATTAAATAGTATATTTGTAAACTCAATTTTTAAACAATGTCAGAAGAAAAAAAAGAAAGCTGGGGAGCATGGAAAAAGCAAACCCAAAAAGGCGAAGTGATTAATTTTACTTTGAATGGAACTCGTTACTCAATGTGGGCAAATGCCTACAAGAAAGATGAGAAACAACCCGACTACAAAATTTATGTAAACGATTATGTAGCACCGGTAACTAACAATGATTTACAACCGAAGGCAACGGATTTGCCGTTTTAATCTCAACAAAAAATGTCAGAATTAACGAACGAACAAAAAGCAATCAACGTATTGATTTCAGCGATTGATGCTTTATTAGCAAAACAAAATTTGAATTTATCAGATTTAAAGTTAGTAACCTATGCGATTGATGTGTTAAGACCATCATTGCCACAAGAGGAAGAGAAGAAAGAAGAAAACGTAGAGGAGATGTAAAATTTCAAGGGAGTAGAAATACTCCCTTTTTTTAAACCAAAAAGATGAAAGAAGAAACTAAAAATTTATGCCATTGGGCATCTCAATTATATGAGAGTGATAGAATGTCAGCAAGTGAAATATACGCTTGTTTACTAAACACAAAAACAAGGATCAAGGAAGTAGCACAAGCAAAGCAGATAGTTGGTTATATGCTTTATAATCATTGTGAATATACATTGAAGCAGGTTGTTGAGGAATTAAATTTAACAAACCATTCAACTGCGATATACTGGATTGATAAAATCCAAACTGAATTGCGTACAAATAGCAGAATGAAATTTAGGTATAATTATATGATGGATGTAATCAATGGAAATCCAAAGCCATTGGCAAGGAATAAGAACACAAATAGCGATAAGAACGTATTGAGTGAATATGATATGCAATACATCAAATCAAATATGAAGTTTAAATACAATGTTTCTTATTATGCTGATATGCTTCGTAAAAATAGAAGTCCGATAAATGCTTACTTGCGATTTCTTAAAAAACAAAATGCTATATTTGCAATTCAAAAATCAAATACATATAAACCTAAATTTGAAACCCAAAAAATTGATTACTAATGAACAAGAAGTATTATTTCTCGCACGATATTAATGCGATACAAGATGTCAAAATTCAATACCTATTGGCAAAGTTTGGTGGAGTTGCCTATGCTTTGTGGTGGCGTGTAATTGAAATGCTACATGAAGCAGAAGATAACAAGTTACCACATAAGGAATACTATTATTTGGCATTGGAAAATCAACTGAAGGTTGATAAGGATATTGTAAAGGATTTTATAAGATGTTGCATTGATGAAGTTGAATTGTTTAGATGTGATGGCAATTACTTTTGGAGTGAACGAGTTTACGAGAATGTAAATAAGATGAATGAAACAAAAGCAAAGCAATCAAATGCTGGTAAGATTAGTGCAAGTAAACGTAAACAAACTTCAACAGATGTTGAACAAGTGTTGAACACTACTTCAACGAGTGTTGAACGCAACTCAACA